TCAGATGGGCGGTTTCGACAACCCCGACTCCGTGGACGGTGCCGAGTACTTCGCCGGTCAGGTTCGCGGTCGCGGTCAGGAGAAGGGTAGCCCCTCGACGGGTGCCATCTCCGCCCTCACCTCCGGTGGCGGTCGAGAACCTGCCGGTGCCCTCGGACCTGTCCAACTCGGCAAGTCCTACGTCACCGACGCCTCCGACGCCGACATTGAGGCTGCGTACGAAGTGTACAAGGCCGCTGCGCTTGAGCAGGCCTTCCGTGGCAACCTTGAGCAGCAGTTCTCTTCCCGCTTCTCTCAGGAGATGCAGGTCGCCAAGGCTGAAGCCGAGCGCAACCAATTCGATGCTCGCGCTCCGCTCGCTGAGGTCCTCAAGTCCATTGAGTCCCTGAGCGAGCGACTCGACAACCTGTCCTCCGGCAGCGTTGCGGTTGGCACCACCATTGCAAAGTCCTCCACGAACGTCGAGGTCCCCACCACGGGCGACCTTGCGAACATGTCGTGGGACGAAGTTCACACCCTCGCGGGCCGAGCGGTCCGGGGTGAGTGAGGAAATCAAACAAAGGAGTGAATGAAATGGCACGTGACTACATCAGGACAATTACCGACATGGAGCGGTACTTCTATGGCGCAGGAAACGCCATGGGGTACTCTTACTCCGGCAGCGAACTCTTGAAGGCTGACGCACCGATGCTCTCCACCACGGCGGGTATCTATCAGGCCATCTATGGCCGCAAGGTGTGGAGCCAACTCAACCAAGAGTTCAACGCCTTCTCCATCCTCCCCAAGCGGCCTTGGGAGCGCAGCGGGTGGCGCGTCATCACGGAGCGCCCCTCCTTCGCCAAGGGCGGTGGCCTCGCGGAGAACTCGACTCTCCCCGACACCACCAAGCCGACCTTCCAGCACATTGCTGCGAAGCCCAAGACCATCGCGCACACCTTCGACATGTCGGAGACGGCGATGTTCCTTGCTGACAAGGACGACGGCCTTGGCGACATTCGCGCCGTGCTGAAGGAAGAGATGGGTAAGCACCACGCAGAACACATCAACAAGATGCTCACCGAGGACGTGACGACCGTTGCCGGGAACGACTTTGAGTCGCTCGACCGTGTGACCGTCGGCAACAACTCGATGGCTGCGAGTGTCCACTACGACGCGGGTGACGAAGACATGTACTCGATTGACCGCAACGCGAACACTTGGTCCTACGCTGAGGACTCCGCGTCCGCAACCGCGACCGACCGTGTTCTGTCCCTCGACCACCTCGATGAAATCTTCCGCCTGACGTGGGAGCGCGGTGGCAACCCCAAGGTCATCCTGACGGGCTACGACACCCTCATGCGCTTGCAGCAACTCTTGCAGTCGCAGCAGCGGTTCCTTGAGGAAAAGCGTGTCACCCCCACCTACAACGGTGTGAAGGGTGTGCCCGGTATCGAGGCCGGTTTCATCGTGGCGACCTACAACGGTATTCCCATCATCCCCTCCAAGGACGTTGCGAAGGACACCCTGTCCCGCATGTACTTCCTCGACACGGACTACCTGTACTTCTCCACCGCCATCCCGACTCAGTACTTCGAGTCCGGCATCGAGACGGGCGACCCCTTCGCCATCAACAGGCTCGGTCAGGAAGGCATGTACCGCACCATGGGTGAGTTGTGGACCACTTTCTTCGGTGGTCACGCTTCCATCCGTGACCTGAAGTGAGGTCCTTTGGAGACAAACTGAAAACAAGGAGTGAATTGATATGGCAGATTTTTACAACAAAGGCATCAAGTTTGCAACCGGCGGCTCAGGTACGCTTGCATCGTTGGCGGTCGCTCTCGACCTCGACATGCGCACCGGTACCTTGCTCGGTGAGACGGGTTGGCTCGACGGCAACTTCGGCGGTTCCTACCCCGGCGGTGGCCTCGCCACCTTCACCGCGAGCAACGCGGACGGTAGTGCTGCGGGTTCCCTGCGCATGATTACGCTGAACCTCGGCGCGGTGACCACCAACACGGTAACCGTGACCCTCTCTTCGGCAGGCACGACCGGTGACACCGACGACGGTACTCCCGTCAACAAGATTGTCACCATCGTCGGTCAGTCCGGCGGCATGGCTGCGACCATCACCGACACGCTTGAACTGACTCTCGCGGTCGGCACCGCCGGTACCGTGACCTTCCTCGTACTGTGAGGCGGTTGAGTGCCGGTCGTGACCTACGTGGGACGCTCGTTTGAGCGGCGAAGGCCTGATGGCCCGAGCGTGTTCAGGCGGCGTCAGCCCGTGCAGGTCAGTCAGGAGTGGCTCGACACGTGGCGTACTCGACTCCCTGAGGGTCAGTTTGTCATCGAGGGTGATGCAGGCATCACGGTGGATGAAGGAGGCGATGGCCTACCTGACGCCGGATGGTCCCGCAAGGACATTCTCGCTTGGCTTGACGAACAGGGCGTGGAGTATTCCGGCTACGTGACCAAGGCGGCAGGACTTGCCTTGGTTGAGGAACACCTAAATCCGACGGCACCAACCGAAGAAACACAGGAGTGATGAAACATGGCAGTAACTATTGACCCCCGACCGACCGTTTTTGGCGACCGATTCATTGTGACCGGTTCTTTTGAGGCGACCGACGCCTCTATTGACCTCAGCGCGTTTTTCAGCAGCATTGACGCCGTGACCATCAACGTCACCGGCCCCGCTGCTCGCCCCGCTGAGGCACACAGTATCAATGGCACGACCATTGTGCTTGGACCCGCCGGAAACGCAGGGACGTTCTTCGCCATCGGTCGCCGCGCTTGAGGTGATTCCTCTTGGCGGAAGGAGCGAAGGTGATTGGGCCATACTCGCCCAAGGACTTCAGCGACCTTACGGCGTTGAACTCAGCGGTTGCTACTGACGTTGCTGCGGCCATTGGTGCCAACTCCATCGTTAGTGCGGAACCAATCACGGTGCTTGGGAACATCTATCTTGTCGTGTCCTTCACATGAGGTGGGGTACGATGGGGTTTGATGCACGTTCAATCGAACTTGAAGACCTCGTTCGCGCAGGCAAGCAGGGCGTCAAGTACGACCTTGAGAACGCGGTCGTCACCAACACCGACCGCCCACTTGCGGGCGTCACGGCGGCTCAGCGCAACCGGAATGCAAATATCGGTGATGTGCTGAACATCGGCTCAGGTACGCGGTGCGTGCATTGCGGGTTCCTCCACTTCCTGTGGCGGGCAACCTGTGGTGCATGTGAGCGTCCCATGGAGTACAACCTCGGACACCGAGATGAAAAGAACAGGTTGTGAATAACATGACGTATGTACTTGTCAAAGCACGCGAAATGACGCCTCAGCGTCAGAAAGTGTACTACAACATCCCGAGTGGACGACACGCCGGTATGGGACCACATCCCCTTTCCCGTGTTGCCAACAAACTTGCCTACCCTCAGTTGCGTGAGATGGGTTGGACAAACCAAGCCGACCCGAAGTACAGCCCTACCGCTGAGCGTCTTCGTGACCTCATCATGATGCAGATGCTCGCCAACCCTGAGATGCACGGCCTTGAGTTTGAGGGTGAGCCTATGGCAATCAACCCTGAGATGCAGGCGGCAATGCAGGGTATGTCCCTTGAGGACATTTACTCTCAAATCCCCGCTCCCGGTGAAGACCATGCAGGATTCATGACCCCGCGTCAGCAGCGAGATGCTGAGCGTGCTAACCTCATGCGCACCGGTACGAAGCAGGTGCAGACCCTTGCGGGTAAGGCAGGTCAGTCGCAGAAGTTGCAGGCCATGCAGGACCGAGCGCAGGCCAAGAACGCTGAGTCGTTTGGCTTCCCCATGCCTGAAGAAGCGCAGGGGTTGTTTGACGAAGAAGGCAAGTTGAATACGTCAATGCCTGCACCTGACATGTCAGCATCGGCTCGCGCTGCTCCTGAGGCTGCTCCTGCTGCTCCTGAGGCTGCCCCTGCTGAGGCTCCCGCCGCTGACCCGGTGAAGGAGATGCTTTCCACGCTTAGCGCAGACCAACTGCGGCAACTCTTGGCTGCAAGCGGCCTTTCGATGCCTCAGTCTGCTGCTCCGAAGTTGCGTGACCCCGGTGAGGGTGGTGATGATGACATGTACGGCAAAGCCTTCACGCGTAGTACACCATTCAATGACGCATGGAGAATTGTCAAGCGGGATTGGCAACAATCTTATGACGCAGAAGGGAACGTAACCCCTCTCGGACCTTACGATTGGCAGGGTTCGGAGTATTTTGCGCATTGTCCGGTTTGCAAAAGCGGTATTTACGTTGAGCAAGAGGATGATTTGTACGCTTTGCAATACGCAAAAAAGTGTCTTGAGTGTCTTATGGAAGAAGACGTTATGCCATCTCAAACCTCTATGCCTGAAATGCGTGACCCCGGTGAGGGTGGCAGCGACGACATGTTTGGCAAGGCCTCCCAACAGTTCCGTACCCACCGTGCAGCGTTCAATGACGCTTGGAGCCTGATGAAGTACTGAGGTGAGTGATTGAATGCCTGTTGTCTTCAGTCCCGGTGAGCCGGAAACCCGGCCATTGGACCCATCGGCAATCGTGTACACCACGGCTCAGAAAGTCGCTGACCTGCTCGACATTGGACCCGCAGACGCGGTGCTGATGAGTGCTGATGCGGACGCAGATGCCGTGTACATCACGGGCAACGAGTTCCGTAGCCACGGCTTTGAGGTCGGTGACCTTGTTCGGGTGTATAGCGATGCGGACCCGTTTGGTCACGAAGATTTGGTAATCAGCACCATTACTGCAAGCACCGCGGGGGATTCAGCGGGTAAAGGACACGTCAAAATCACCTTTACGACTTCTCCATTGAC